ACATTTTTCTCCTCTGTGTGCCAAACTATTATTTAAAAAATTTTCTATAAATCTACAATTCTTTAAAGTATAATTTCCTTTACCATTTTTTCTATCTATACTAGGTTTTTCCATCTTGTATGCCCTATCTCTAAGCCATAAATATCTAAAGTCGCTTACAGTCATTAAGAATTTAATGCCTTTTCCTCCATATCTAGAATAATCTTTTACATTAGGATTGGTGCATCTAGTTTTGGCTGAGTAGCAATGATGTGCCCAAGGATTCTCTTTATGCCAAATTTTTTGTAATTCTTTATATTTTTCCTTAATCATTCTGGTTTCCCTGTTATCATATCTTTAATCCAATTCTTTCTAAAATCTAGCTCAAAATAAATAGAATCTAAACCAATATTAATGATTTTACCACTCCAATATTTTCTAACACTAAATTGTTCTACAAAAAATAAATTAAATAAACCACTATAATATCCTGTTTTAGCAATTCTTATCGTCATTTTCCTCCTCACCTTCTTCAGGGTCATAATCTTTACACCAATCGCAATTATGAGGACATTTATAATCCCTTATGAATTCACAATCGCACTCTAAACATCTCATACCTACCTCCTAAAGTAATCCTTCCTTTTTAAGATAGAGCCACATTTTTGCACGGGCATTGGCTTCAGTGTCAGCTTTAAATTCTTGCCCTATACATTGTGTTCCACAAAAATACATGCTTACCCAAAATTCCTTAAATGCCGTAGAGACTTTTTTAATGGAAACATAGTTATAATCAAAATTATTTAAAGGATAATAAGCTGGTAATACTCCCCCCAACTCTGCTACTGTAGGGGCGACAACAGCCGTCCCTCTTTCTATCAAGTCTGCAATACATATATCTAATTCCTGACCGCCTATCCAATTATGCAGCCATTCAGCAGACCTTAACTTCCATTCATTCCCTTGAAAAACCCACCAGAAAATCCCTTCCTGCTTGAATCCCGCCTTCTTCAACGCCTTAGATAGCTCACGATTTACTACTTGCCATTCATTATCTTTCATATAGCACTACTCCTCACAGTATAATGTTCTAACTGATTAGCCACTTCCTCTGCTGCTACCTGCCACACGAGGGGTAGCTTCCAATCGCCTTCTAATAGTTCTTTAGTTACTCTATATCCCTTAGGCAATTCTTCCTCTACCCCTCCTGCAGAAGACCTGACCTCTACATCCCTCACAGGTCTAAGTGGTCCGAAAGGAGTTACTCAAGTGAGTAACCCCTCACCAATTATCATCGATGGCACGCTGGTGGGAATGTGCACAACCACACAACACGACTATCAAACACATAGCGCTAATCATTCTTAAGATATTCATATAGGTTCCTCCATTTCCTTAGCCACACGAGAAATCGCCCTATCACTTCTCCTCCCTTCCATTTAAAATGATACAAACTTCCCCACACCTACGTGAGGCCATTTCCTCTTATATTCATACCTAATAACCCTCTGACTCTTGATTGGACTATGATTGTGCCATCTATCCCTCTTGGTCGAGTCAATGGAAAGATCGTTGTCTTCAATAATGAAGGTAGTTGGTAACTCACGGGAAATGGAGAACCTAAGGGCTTCCATGAAATGCCCACTATCTTCCGCCCCATCACCAATGAAAACCCAAACCATTGGGCGAGTTTTCTTCCCTTTGTTTTCCTTTTTGATGGCCATTGCGATCCCGCAGGCTATTGCACACCCGCCGGCGACTATCCCTGAGCTTATGAAGTTGATGGACTTGTCAAATATGTGCATTGACCTTCCTAATCCACCGCATATGCCACTGGGTTTACCCAAGAGCTCATCCATAAGCTTCTTAGAACTTCCACCTTTTAGCAAGTAGTGGTAGTGATTTCGGTGTGTGCTGATGACCCAATCATTTGGGGTGATGGATTCAAATAGAGTTATAAGCTGTTCCTCATTTCCCCAGGATAAATGGAGGGGGCAGTTGATTTCGCCCTTTTCAAACAGATCTTTTGCCTTCAGTTCAAACTTAATCAGTCTATCTGGAGTCCACGGTTCTCTCATTATTATCCTCTCTATGTGCAGACCTATGGTCAACCTTTATATCATTATAATACTTCTCTTCAATTTTATTGAGGGCATTTTTATAAGCAACCCTCTCTTTGTTGAGGTCACGAACCTTAAGGGCAATCTTACCAACTTGTTCGAGGGAAAATCGCCCTTCTCCGCCCTTTCTAATGTCATTTTCTAAGTGCCATATTTTTAAGTTGATGATGGACAAGCGATCCACAAGGTCCCCAAGGGTAACAACTAAGGTTGCCTCATGGTCTTTGAGCCCTAAGTATGGTTTAACTTTTGTAGAAGCTTTTTTCATCCCCATCCACCTCCTTACCAATATCTATCCCCTTCTCTAATCTATTCTGCACTATATTTGCCAATATTGCACTACATTTATAGTGGTCATGGATGCGAAAGAGCTTCAACATATACTCCTCCGTAAGGCCCACTTCAATCCTGAACACAAGTTCCTCTGACTTCTTTTTCCTTGCCATTGGTTGTCCTTTCCGTATGTTTAATTATTAAACTTACACCTGCCTATATGAAACTCAAATGTGTTGGTGCATGCAAATAGTTCCAAACAAATGCATTTGTTGAATCGTGTCTGCAACACCCAACACATTGGGTGTGGACATCAAACTCATACCTCATTTTTCTAATTATAGACCAGTAATGTTCTGAATCCAAAATTTCCTTAAGGGTATTTTTCTTTAAATCACCGTAACAGTATTCTTCATTGTTAAACAAGAAACCGCATGGGTAACACTTAGAATTGCCACTGATTTGAAAGATTAGGGGGCAATCAACACAGTGGTCATATGGCCTCTTACCCTTACTGGCAATAGTATTCCACTTAGGTATAATCTTCGTCTGTTCTGTTGAGGCAAATTCGGCCATTTTAAGTATAACTTCCGTTTCCACATTATTATACCAACTCAGGTCAAACTGACTCATCTCTTTACAATCTGGGTCACTAAACTGTTTAATAACAAAGTAGTCAAGTCCATGGGCTATGGCGAATTTGTACTCGGGCAAAACTTGGTCCAAACAGTCAGGTATAAGAACCATTTGCAACCCTATTGTACACTTACTCCCAATCTTCTTCTTCAACTTTGTGGTGGTGATGATGTTGTCCTGCACTCGCTCCCACCGATCAACACCGTGTATGGTTTTATATGATCCTTTGTCAACCGCAGATAGGTTGAAGCGAAGCCAAGTGCAGGACTCAAGTAGAGTTGTAATGCGTGCCTTATTGAGTGAGATGCCGTTGGTTGCAAACCCTATGTCAAGTCCCCTTGCGTGACCCTCATATATGGCTTGGTAGACGGCAGGATTAAGCGTGGGTTCCCCATCGCCCGTGAGTGTGAGGGAACGGATGCCGAGGTCTGGGGCATCCTTAAATAATTGAACCAATACGTCAGCTGGTATGATTTCGCCCGTCATCTTCTGGAAAAGCCCGTAACAATATGTGCATTTGGCATTACAGACCTTAGTGGCGCCTATATCTATATGGAGGGGATAAATTCTCTTCTTACCCCTGTAGTGTTCGTGGACCCTATCCATATGCCATAGAAGCTTATTACCATCAAATAAGTAGTGTCCTTTCTTCATAAGTTCCCCAGTGCTGTCTTAAGTGCGCCCAGTGCTATCAGTGTATCAGCAGTGGGCGAGTCATCAGCTATGGTTTTAAACTGTTTAATCAATGCAAGAAGCATGAGTGCACTCCCCCCAACACCTGAGGTGAAACCCGTGACTTCAACATGATTTCCCTCTTTGGTAACGGACACAAACATATCCGAGTTCATAACCCTCCTACACCCCATGATTTTCATCTTATATGTTGAGTCCTTTGCAAACTTTGAATCCTTATCTGTGGAATACATCATTGACTTTACCCTTTCCATACTTATTCCTCCTTAATGCTCTGCTGTCTTTTATAGATAGCTTTGGCTAAATTTATCATACCAACACTACTACCAACAGTTAAAGTTTCCCTGTTCTGTATGGTATCATACATTTCGCTGTTTGTAATAATGCACATTAAGTCTTCTTCTGTCGGTAACTTACTCAACACATAGTTATGATACTCCTCATATTCTTCTATTGCTTTATTACGGGTAACGCTTGATTTCTCAAGCCCCCCGCATTCTCCTGTCCAATATTTTATTTCTGGCTTCTTCATCCTTCCCTCTTTTCACTTAGTCCTTCAGCTTTGGCTATGGCTTGTTCAACTCTGGGCTTGGCTACTACATTTAAATATGCTTCCTGTCCTGAGTGTCCTTTTGGCAAAGGAGCATTAAAATCAGTGGCAACAAGCATAGTTTTACACGCCTCCAACAACTCTGGTGCAGCTGATATTAGTTGGGCATTGGCTTCTACTCGTTTACGTTCCATTCTTCCTCTACCGTCTTGAACAGTTGTTTTAGCAATAAACATTCCATCATCGTTATATATTCTCGTATGTGTTCCAGCGTGTACTCCGTCATGTTCATTTGCTACTTTCCACGGTCCTTTTGTATATTTACTCATTTTTCCCCCTCTGTTTAATAATAGACTTGGTAGGGCAGGACTTCCGCCTACTTTAGTGTGCTTATGGGAGCCGTGCTTTCATCGAAGTGGAACACTCACAATTACTTGCCTTATACTATGTCGCCCTTACACATCTTTACCGACATTATCAGCGTTTTCATTGAACGCCACCTACCAAGTTTATAAATATTTAACCTTTATAATTCTGACACCAATTAAATACTTTAAGCCAATTATCAATCTCTACATAACCCATAACATCATCAGGTTCTTCGGCTGGAAAAACTTCCTTATACATTTCCTTAGTAATCCATTTGTTTTGTTCGCTTTTCTTACCAAAGAATTCCACTTCAACTTTAACATCATCAAGCCATATTCCTATTTCCACCTTGTCAGCTTGACAATCATCAATTATGGAATACCCCCCATCGCTGCAGCACTTTGGAAATCGCCCAATAGCAGCATCATAATGGTCCCCATAATTACCTGCTCCAAATTGTGTAGACAACACAACATGATTTGGAAAGGTGACATGAAACCCCTGACCCCAGCATATTCTGAAACTTTTATTCTCTTTCATCATTATTCCTCCTATGTGTTCGTGGGAAAAAGCCCGAGAAAGGTTTGGGTGACTATGTGTTCGGCAACTATGTGTTCGGTGAAAAGCTACATACCTAAATCCCCTTAGTTCGGTGACTGTGAGTTCGGTGAAAAGCTAAAGCTTTTCTGTCAAACAATCCCCAACTTCTTTTTGAGTGCTTCCCTCTTCTCTGGTGTCATGTTGGCGAGTGCGTCTGCAATTGGGTCACTTTTAACCAGCGCCCTCTTTTTGCCCGAACCCCTATGGGGCATGGACACGCCCTTCCGTTGGTCCCTCAGGCCTGCAATAGCTGACTGCAGTTGGTCGTCTGTCATGGAAGCAACGGTTGATTGGTAGGAAGGTGCGGCTTCAATTAGAACGGTCCAATCATTGGTGGGCACTATTGCATGCCCTCCTACCCAACTCTCTGGAGAAAGATAGGTGATTGCAGCCTCTTTTTCCATAATCCAATTCACTCGTGCTTTCAGATTATCCCCATCTTCAGTTGTTTTTCCTACTATATCACCCTTTTTCATCTATGCAACTCCTTCATTTCAAACCAAAACTTTTCTCCTCCTTCACGATCTTTCAACGACTCAAAAAAGAAAAGTGTTTGCGCCTGTTTTCGCTTGACCAATAGGTATGGATAAACCTTTTTTATTAGACCGTCTGCTTGGTTTGCACAAATTGTCCACATCATTACTGGTTTTCTGTGCTGTTCGATGGGCTGATGGTGGACACTGCCACCAAATTCCTCGTTAATCCATCTAATCAACTCGTGATGTGTATTAGATACGGCAACGTATGATTGATACCGAGGGCTTTCCCTATCACATTTCTTTAGAATAGATACATAGCCCTCACCATCTATAATGCCTGCTAAGTATATAAGCTTTTCCTGTTTTGTCATATTTCGCTTCATATTTAAACCACCTTTACTTGAATTGTGTCAACATTTGGTTGGATTGATTGTTTGGGTGCTGGTTGTATGGGGTCGGTGTGGGTTGCTGGCCGAGTGTGAAATATGAGCCCACAAGTGGGACACATTGCATCTATTGTATTAAATGAGGGTGAGTATGTCCATTGGAGTGCCTCGGTGTGCTTGCAGGTTCTTTCCCTCTTATATATTATGTTAAATACAGAATCGTTGAACGTCTTATTGAAGTCAACTTCCACAACTATAACCCTATCAACCTTTTCCAATTCATAGGTGGCGTCAGCCTTGCTGATTGCCATATCCTGGTGAATCGTTTCCCCCACTATCACTGTCTTGTCCTTCGGGCCCTTTGCCTTCAGCACTATGAACTTGTCCCTCAATCCCCTCATCCCTAACCCCCTTTCCATTAATACCCAATTTCGCCTCAAGTTCCCTACATCTATTCCTATAATATGTGCAACTTCTTCTCCATTTCTCCGAGTGAGCTGTTTTTCGTTTGGTGTGGTCCATTTGCAAGAGAGCCAAGTCCCTCTGCGTAGACGCAAGGGCCTCCTTCAAACAATTGGTGATGGATTCGAAGGAACAACCAGTTCGGAAGCAAGCGAATGATTTATCATAGTTGCAAGGTGTCATTCTTCCTCCTCCGTATCTGGTTCCAAAAGAACCCTATCCGTATACTCCCTAACCCTCCCAATGGATACGTGGGTGAGCCCTGAGTCATCTGTTTCAACAATCAACTCAACTACATATTTATCCTTTGGCATCAGTGTCCTCCCCATTGTTTGAGTCAGGTGTGGGTTCGTCTTTATTTATGAGTATGTTGTTGCACTCACCACACTCTGATTGAGCTACATTTGTATCCTCACTTATAAAGTCGTAGCAGTTGCCGTTCCACTTCCTATCTGTGTAGGTTTCGTTGGTGTCAACAATGTCGTCTGGCCACTCATTGCAGTGGGTGCAGAATAGGTATTTACAATTTGCCCGTTCCTTTGTTGACTCAGTCACGTGTGACCTCACTTTCTCTTAACAGCATCAGTTTACTAATTATGTCCTTGTATATCGATTCTTCCCTTACATTGAGCTTTGCACTGTAGTGGATATAATACTCCATTGATATGATGGCTTCATCCCATTCATCAGGCGTGAGTGCTGATGCCCAAGCCCTTTGACAAACTGGACACCTTTCTTTTATACTTGTTGGCATTGTTGTTGGCATTGGTCCTCACTTGTTTTTGGTGGAGCAATTCATAAGTTTAATTATTAAACATACGCCAAGCTTGCACACATAGGTGTTAGATGGGTTCTACCCTCCTCATAAGTTCCTTAGAGAGTAGATGCTCTAACATCTTTAAATCCCTAACCGTTTGGTCCTTGAGCCAATCATTGAGTTCGCCAACGGTGCTATCCTTTAAAATTGCATTTGCTTGTTCCATTTGAATTCACCTCTCTTTTATTCTTCCTTATCATTACAAGGGGGCTCTCCTGTAGCTAATAACTTTTCTCTGTCTTGAATTCTTTCTTTTGCTCCCTCACAAGTAAATCTATGTCTACAGATATCACATACCATTTAAATCACCTCCCTTCCATATCACACGCAAATATCAATTGTTCAAGTCGAGTAACCTCTGCATCCAATTCAACACACAGTCGTGTAGAAGCCCTAAGTTCTGCCCTGAGCTGAGCCAGTTGGAGCTTGAGCTCATCAATCTTACCTATAAATTCTTGTATCAACTTATCTGTGTATTCCATTACCCTTACTCCTACCCTTATTACGTTTATCATCTTTATCTCTTAGTAATCTTGCCTTAATATCCTTAGCCCTATAAGAGATGGGATTACCTGGGGCGAGGTCTTGTATCATTCGCGTGAGGTGGAAAATCTGTTCTGAGATGTGAGCAATCTTATCCCGAAATGAAGCTATGGTTATGCGAAAGGAAGCCATCTCCGTGCGAAAGGATGCAATATCTAACCTAATAAGTGCTGACTCCCTTGTGTCTGGTGGCGAGGTTGTAAGTTTAGTTGGTTGGTTTTGCATAACTAATTTTACCCCTTTAATAAGTTTGATGTGGTTGTGGTTGTTTTTGTGGAGTCGGGGTGTGGTCTTAATGAAAGTATACCATGGAAGTGGGGAAAAAGCAAGTTTTATTTTTGGTTGTAAGTTTAAGTGGTGTATGGGGTTGGGTAAGTTGGAAAAATAAAGTTTGGGGGGTTGGCGCAAGTTTGGGGGTTGAATTTGGCCGAGAATGGAAAAGTGATGTAACTACATATGGTGTATGGCCTAATCACGAGGGCGTTTGGGTTGCATAATGGAGAATTGTTGTAACTGCTTATGGTGATTGAATATAGGGCGAGTTTACACGAAAACACAATTGCACGGGGGGTTGTCGGGTTTGGTAGAGAGCTGGCTTTTGAAAGAGGGAAATTGGTTTCCCCCCAGACCTACCAATGGAGTTAGTAAAGGAAAGTTAGCTTTGTTTTTTTGTTCTTAAAAAAAAAAAATAATAAAAAAAAAAGAGAGAAACGGTGAATTAAGCGTATAAAATATAAACCCATATAAACACTATTCTTAAATACTTTGCATGGTTACACGAAAAAGTGCAAGTTTCACAGGAAAAGGGCGGTTGGGAAGTGAATTTAATAAGTTGAGTGGGAATTTGTGAGGGAATTCTTGGTTGGATTGAAAATATGGTGTGAGTGCAAATTTAACTACATTTAAATCTACATGGATTGAAGTTGTTCGAGGGAAATCCCTTTTGCTTTCAGAACCTCTAAGAGGGATTTGTCTGCAAGCCGTTTGGATTTGGCGTCGGCCTTTTGTTCCTCGGTAAGCGAAATACGCGTTGAGTGGCCATTAGCGACCTTTGCACTTTCTCTGGCAGGATTACTCGCGTCTAACTTAATCATGCGTTGTAGGTCCTTTAGGGCCTTAATTTCGCCTATTTCCGCAATGGCGTCGGCTATGCTATCGTATTGCGTATATTCATAGGTAAAACTTACATTTGTCCCGTCTGGAGCCTTATACGCGCCTTGTCCTTCTATTGCTTTTCCCATAATACACCTTTACTTTCTATGCATGCACACCATATTATCAAAGAACCATATACTTGTCTATATGATATAATTATAGCACATTCCTATAAGAAAGGCAAGGGAAACTTGCGCGTTGCGTGCTTGTAAGTGCATATGATGTATAGAGTTATATTTTTATTCCCCCTTTGTCGTTATAAGATTGGGCGAAATTCCCTATATTGCACAGCACATACACGCCGAGAGTGTACATGGGTGTGGTGTTTTGTAATAAAGGTAGGGGTGGGGGCCCCCCAATGCGGAATGTGTTATTTTATAACACCCTCCAAAATTACTCACATAAATTTTGGGGTTTTTCACAAATCCATATAGGTAAAGGACTTAGGGCTTATACCCTCGGGCGATTTTGGCGCAAGTTTAAAGAAAAAACTTGACTTTCTACCGGATATAGTGTATACTTTATATTGGACACAAGATATTGTATCATATGGGGTTAGGGGAATCGGCCCGAAATCGCCGAACTAAACTTACAAGGTAGGCACAGACCTACCTTTTCTCACTCCCATTTGAAGTGGAGGCAATTATGCCAAAGTATGTGCCACAACACATGAAATCGCCCAACACCATAAACTTGCAACCTAAGAGGGATTCGACTCGTATTCAACGTATATTGGCTTATGACATATCAGGATACAAGAAGGGGCGAATTGCGCAGTTGGAAGGGATGACTAATACACAGGTGTCCATTATAGTTAATAGTCCATTGTATAAAGTGCAAAGGGATAAACAGTGGGCAGAGTTGAGGGCAAAGGTGGTTGACAATGAAAGTGATAAAATTGCCGCGGGCGACCCCATTGAACAGGAGATAAAAGACCTTGCAAGAACAGCTATTGATGTCAAAAAAGACCTCTTGGTGAATGGGAATGCATTTGTCAAAAATGCCGCTTCTTCAGACATACTTGATAGAGCTGGATATGCAAAGCAACCAGCTAAGACTAAAACTATTGTGGAAATAGATAGAAAAATATCTGATAGATGGGATAGGGTGTTATCCAATGGACCTAACGAGATTGAAGGAATCAGCACGCTTAGAATTACGCAGGAGATGTCTGAGTAGCCTGTTTAACTTCTGCATCGCAGTTATGGGCTATGATGACCTCACTGAGGGTTTGCATAAGGGCGTTTGCAGGTTCCTTGAAGAACCAGATAGGTGGAAACAACTGACATTACCAAGAGGGTTTGTTAAAACCTGGATAGGCTCTATTGCATTTTCCGTGTGGGTTACATTGCCTAGAGAACGGGGGGATGAATTCCCTGAGGGGATTGGGATGGATGATAAGTTTTATGGGCTAGGGCAAAATGCCCGAATTCTAATAGTATCTAACGTCGTAGCTAATGCGCATAAGATTATAAACTTAATTAGAAAAATATATGAGAGGAATAGATCCCTACAAGCATTGTTCCCTGAGGTCATACCTCCCAACTTCAACAAAGTTAAATGGAGTGACTCAGAAGCATGTATTAGTAGGAGTGAGGATTACACCGAAAGCACATTTGAGGCTGGTAGTATTGGGGGCTCCACGGTGTCTCGTCACTACGACCTTATTATAGAAGATGACATCATATATGCAAAGAAAGACGACCTCACGGGGAAGGAACTTCAGCCCAACCAGGATGATATAGACAAGGCAATAGGGTGGCACAAACTTGCTTCTTCCCTATTAGTGCCTGGTCCACATACACGCATACATAATATTGGAACTAGGTGGGCGAGGCATGATGTAGTGGACCACATACGCACTCATGAAAAGCAGTATAAGGTGCTGGATATATCAGCAACAGATGATGGGACTATAGATGGGAAACCCACTTGGCCAGAGCAGTATGGGCGTGAGGTGCTGGATAGGATTAGGTCAAGTCAAGGTCCATATATGTTTGCGACACAGTACTTGAATAGACCTATGGCGATTGAGGATATGCTGTTCAAACCTGAGTGGTTACAATATTATGTGGGTCAGGGCGAACTGCCCGAATCCATGAGAGTATTCACCACGGTGGACCTTGCTGGGTGGAATGAGAGTAAGAGGAAAAACTACGGTTCAAGGGCTGTTATAATCACCTGTGGATGGTGTGACAGGAATCATATGTGGGTACTTGGATACGATGTGGGAAGGTTCAATCCAAGTGAGGTCATAGATATCATATATAAACATAATAGAATATATGAGCCCGAAAAGATTGGTGTTGAAACAGTCTACTACCAAAAAGCCCTATTACACTTCCTAAGGAAAGAGATGGAAAATAGGGGTTGGTTGCATATGGCACCTCTGCGAACAGAGAGCTCAGTTTCAAAAGACCTCCGTATAAGGGCATTGCAACCTATTGCATCCAACATGGCAATCCATTGTAGACCAGAACACAAGGACTTCATAGATGAGTTCTGCAACTACGTGCCTAATGATAGGTCGGTTAGGAATGATATGCTTGATGCTGCTGCATACCAATTGCAAATAGCGAGGCCAGGGGAACCCAGGGCTATAGTTCGAAAGGGCAAAGAGGAGTATGTGTTTAGGGCTGATATGGATAAGTTCCTGAAGTGGGCGATGGAGGGCAAAAAGGGTAAGGGGTTTCTTGACCAATATATGCCAGAGGAGAGTGGGGACAACTTCACGAATGAAGATCTTGAACCAGTTGCAGACTGGGCGTAAGTTTAATTATTGAACTTACCAAAAGCTTTTCGCTTTTGCCGTACCTGAAAATGCCTCGCTTTTGCCGAACTTGGTTCTAACACGATTGGAGGAATTGTGATGGGGAAAAGAAGAAAACCATACTAAGCTAGAAGGGGAAAATTGTGCCAGAAAAACAGAAGCCGTTGGATCATTGGAAGGACCAAATAAAGAAAGGGATTAGATATAGGTCTGTATTTGGGAAATCCAAGGATTGGAGACGCTTTAAGAACTATTATAGGGGTACCTTTTATCAGAAAAACCAGATATATGTTAATATAATGTACTCATATGCACGGGCAATGATACCTCAGATATACTTCCGCAACCCCAGAGTATTAGTGACTGGGATGAAACCAGGCCTCACAATGCAAGCGCGAGTGGTGGAGAGAATAGATAATCAACTCATAAGGGAGCTTGGGCTGAAGGAACAGATGAAGTCGATGGCACTGGATAGTTTCCTTTGCGGTAGGGGTCCAGGGATTATTGGATATGACACGGAATATGGTTATAAGCCCGAATTTGCATCGGATGAGTTTGAAGATAGCTCCCTCACCTCCTTCAACAAAAAGGGGGAACGGATAGAATACAATTATAATGTTAAACCTGGAATGCCTTGGTTCATCAGGTGCAATCCAGAGGATTTCATAGTCCCATGGGGGACACAGAGATGGAACGAAGCCCAATGGTTTGCCTTTCGTAAGATGCGCCCCATTAAAGACATAATAGAAGACCCTAAGTATCCAAGTGCGGGCAAAAAGGGCTTGAAAGGAGTATACACAAGCAACTTGGTAAGACCTGAACAAACCCCTCAGGCTGATAGGGAGATACAGAAGTTTCAAGAAACAGAAGATATGAATTGGGTGGAATTGTGGCAAATCCATGATCAACGTTCAGGTAGGGTATTCGTTCTCTCATTGGATCATGACAAGTTCCTGCGTAATGATTTTGACTACTTGCAGATGGAGGGCCTCCCAGCCCGTGTTCTAGGCTTTAACGAAGACCCCGATTTCTTCTGGTGGACGCCCGATGCCAAATACATCGAACCCCAGCAATTGGAAATAAACGACATTAGAACAATGGCTGCGAAGCACAGAAGGGCAGGCCTTATTAAGATATTATATGATAAGGGCGTTTTAGGGAAAGACGAGCTATCCAAGTTACTTGACCCAGACGTGAAAGCAGCAGTTGCAGTAGATTCAGGTCAGCACATGGACATAAGGAAAGCTGTTACCCTATTTCAAAGCCACGTACCACCTGACCTATATGCTTCGGCAAGGGAAACACGTGAGGACATGAGGGAGATAATTGGATTTTCCAGGAACCAACTCGGTGCCTTTGAAGCCCCTGGGGGTAGGAGAACTGCCCACGAAGCAGAGATTGTAAGGGCTGCTTCTCAGATAAGAGTAGACGAGCGGAGAGATACGATGGCTGACATGTTGTCATCAGTAGTGAGGGCATGGAATCAACTGATATTCGCCAATTGGTCTACGGAAAAGGTGATTGACGTTATTGGTCAAGATGGTGCTAGGCATTGGGTCAGATTTACTGGAAAACAGATAAAAGGTGAGTTTGAGTTTAAAGTGAGTCCCGAGGAATCGATTCCTGAGAACAAGATGACCCAAAAGACTGAGGCAGAGAAATTTATGGAACTTGCGGCAAAGATCCCAGGAATGAACATGCAATATCTTCTTGAGTCCTATGCATCCCATTTTGATTGGATAGACCCGAAGCAGTTATTCCCTCGGCCAGGTAAAGGTAATAGTCCCGAACAGCCAATAGGATTTCAGGAGTTTGCAGGCATGGGTCAGGGAGGACCTGGGGCAAGCAGGTTCCCAGGACTAGTATAGTGGGGAAATATGGCCTAGATAATTATGACTATGATAATTGGCTCGCAGATAGGGGTAAGCATAAAGAAGTGAGGGAAAGGCATGTTGAGAGAAAGAGTAAGGACTATAGTGGATGGCACTGGGGACTTGGGGATAAGCCAGTGAAGGTGAGGGATAAAGAGGAGCTTAAAAGGGAATTAGATAAGAGGGGGCTTGTGCTGAGGGATGATGTTAAAAAGCCCCTAGATATATGAACTCGGCGAAAGGAGAGTTATGGTTGCTGGAACACAGGAAGAGCTGGAGGGGCGAGAACGAAGTGAGTCGTTGAAGGAAAAACAGGAAGAACAGAGGATAGAGGTTAGGATAATGCCTGATGGCAAGTTTGATGTAAAAGTGATGGGATTTTGGAGTGGCACTCTCTTGAGGGCTGCTAAAAGGGCGATTTCCCATGGATATAAAGTACGAAGACACGAACTCACTAGAAAGAGGAGGTAGGCGATGGATTGGCTGTTAAGATGGTTACTACCATTTGGAGTGCTCGGAATGACCTTTGCTGGAGAAGGTGAAGGCGAAGGTGGTAGTGGAGGCGAAGGTGAAGGCGCCGGCGATGATGGAAAAGGCGCTGCAGGTGATACTGTTCCCAAGGGAGACTTAGAAAAGGCGAATGTTCGGATTCAAGAACTGGAGAAATCGGGTGAAGATATGAGGATGGAAGTAATGACTCCAGAGTACTTAGAATTCCTCGATAAGAAGGATAAGGGGGGACCTACAGAACCCCTTCCACCAGCAACGACTGACGATGAGTTTGAAAAGATGTCGAAGAAGGATGTATATGAAAAGGCCAAGAAGGACCTTTCAACCGACTTTGACGAGAAGCTCAATAAAGTCAAGAGTGAGTGGGAAACTTCCAGTAAGGCATCCACTCAGATGGAAGTGGACCAATTTGCTAGAACTCACACAGACTTCAACAAGGTTAGACCTATGATGTATGGTCTATCCTTGGACAAGACCAACTCAAAGTTGAGTCTAAACGAACTGTATGAAAAGGCTAAGAGTGAGATAAAGACGCTGGCAAATGAACCCACGGATGATGAGAAGGATATACAGAGAAAGATGGGTGGGGAAAAACCTACTGGTGGAAGTAAGTCATTCGATAAGGATAAAAAGTACACAGCAGAATCCGCAGCAGAAGAGGCTTGGGATGAAAATATAGGGGAAGGCGGTCTTCCCCCCGCAGTATAACCAAAAAGAGAGGACACGAAGATGGCATTAGCAACTGCTGGAACACTCACTGAAACGCTTAATGGCTTATACACAAGCACGTGGGCAAAAAGGCGTCAAGGGGTGGTAGACCAAGTCTTCGAGGAGAACCGACTTCTTGCATTATGGAAAAGCAAGGGTATGGTAAAGATGGAGTCAACTGATGGTAGAAGGTTGGAAATTCCTCTACGGGTGAATAAATCCAATACAGCCAAGTTCTTTGGAAAAGGTGCTACCTTCACAATTAGTGACTTCGATCCACTATCCATTGCATACGATTATTGGAAGAACCTCGGCGATCAACTCGTGAGATATTGGGTGGATGATAAAGTGAATGGGGGAAGTAAGACAGCTCATTTGAAGCTGATGAACGCAAAGATAGACACAATGCGTGATGCCCTCATGTTAAAAGTAGAAGATGCCCTCTGGGCGGACACGGGCGGAACAAGCGTTGACGACTACAATGGACTTCCATACCTCATTGATGATGCACCAACCGATAGTGTAACAGTTCATGGCTTAGACCAATCCACAATTGTCGATGTTGATGGTAACAAGATTTGGCAGAATCAACAAAAGACCTCTAGTGGAGCATTTTCTGTATATGGCGAGTCGGACATGACCAATCTATTCAACACCTGTAGTAGATGGGGGAAAACGGATTGTATGGTGTCGGACCAAACCACGTATGAACTTGGCGAGTCGGAAGCACTTGAAAGGGTGCAGGTGGTGAATAAGGAAGCAGTAAGCTTAGGTCTGGACCACATTACCTTCAAGGGTAGGGTTTGGATTTGGAGTCCAAAATGCACCACGGGATACACCTATTTCATAGACAGAAACCATATAGGGTTCAGTATTGACCCTGCTGTTAATATGGTTATGGGTCCATGGAAAGAGATCCCGAATCAATTCAAAGATGTTGTTTCCCAGATTGTTCAAAGGGGAAACGTGTGGGTTGATAAGAGAAGGAGTCATGGTGTGTTAACAAGTCAAGCTGCATAGCTTGGATTTACCTTCGGGCTCTAAGCCAATGGGGCCTTTGAGGTAGCATAAAACCAAAGAAGGAGGAACGGAAAATGGCGGACATTACACAAAGGAATAGTGGGGCTGTGGATGACTCAGGTAAGGTCAACTGGAGAGGGGATCAGGTAAGTGTCCCTCAAGGTGGACAGTCCATCTATAAGTCCTCTAGCATCCAGCTCGCACAATTGGGTTCTAGGAAGGTGGTAGGCGATAGAGTATTCAGCTACGCAAAGTGTTTCACTGGTGCTACAGCTATTGGCGCTGGTGATATTGTAGAAAATCAGAGCGAGTTCTTGGAAGCAACTGGTGGTGGAACAAATGCATCAGGGGGCAAAACATTCACCTTCTATGCAGCAACAGCAATAGCCAAAGATACCTATGCGGAAGGATATCTGAATGTAGTAACCGCTGGGCATTTTTACAGAATTAAGTCTCACGCTGCTATTGCAAAAACCACTGTTGGAACGCTTATTCTGTATGATCCAATTGTGGTTGATGAGGAATCTGCTGCTCAGTATGCGATTCAGCAGAACCAATATTTAAACACAATTGAGGCTACAACGGGAAACAACACCCTACCTGTAGGGGTTTCCCCTATAGCACTGACAACGGCCGATTACTATTGGCTTCAAACATGGGGCCCATGTAATGTTAAGTGTGCTGCAGCAACAAAGGGCGATTTAATGGTCACTGACGTAACTGGTCAGGCCATTGCTTTTGACAACAAGTCGTCTGGTACGGCATACCCAATCATAGGTCATATGATGATGGATGCAACTGCATCTGAGTATGGAGTTATGTTCTTGACAATTGCACCTTAGGTTAGAAAGCATATTGGTGGGGATGTAGAAGTCCCCACCAGATTGCTTAGAGGGAATTATGGCGAAGAAAATTGCGGCGAGTTATGTGTGCAAAAAGTGTGGCGATTGCTGTAACGAGTTTGAAATGTTTTTGTCCCCAGAGGACCCTGGAACAGGTAGGACAGCACTGAACATTCTATCATCTGTTGGTAGTGCGTTTGAAGTAAGCTATAAAAGCATTTCAGCGGTTTCGGCAAAGGTGTATGGCGAGTGCCAGGCATTTGATGATAAAAGCAAGCGATGCAGAATGTATAAGATTAGACCTATGCGTTGCAAACAACATTATTGTAGGAGGTATAGGCGTGGCGAAAAAACCAAGAAGTAAGGCGAAAGAGGTTGAGGTTCCAAAGATATTGATAGGTGTTCCTATACTTGCATGGACTCACGAATTTGCAGAGAGCTTCCTCAATTTTTGGTCAGCACTAATGACCTATAAACATAAGGGGAGGAAATTCCATGTAGGATATAGATTTATGTATAGAATGCCCGTTCATAAAGCGGAGGAACAGCTTGCAGATATGGCTGTTGCCAGTGGGTGCACACACTTATTGCTGATGGATGACGACATTTATGATGTAACGGTGGATGACTTTTTGAAGCTGTTGGATGCGGATAGGGATGTGGTAGCGGGCATAATGCACGCAAGTGGCTTCCCCTATTCAATGTGTGCATTTAGAAGGTATGATGCTAAAACTAAGGTAGCAGACCAACCTATTTTGAAGGGTCCAGCACGCTTATATGAGGTGCCTCCCGAACAGAGAAAGGGAGTTGTAAAAGTTGACCTTGTTCCATTCTGTTTCACAATGATAAAGACGTCAGTATTTAAGAACCTAAAAAAGCCCTGGTTCTCCTCTGATAATCAAGCACCCACTGATAGTTGGTTTGCTGATAGAGTGCTTGACAAGAAAATGGACTATTATGCTCACTTCGACGTTTGGCTCAACCATAGGGGAGTGACAAGGGAGAACCAACCCCTTTGGGTGCAGATGGGGATGGTTAATGCAAGGGCAAAGAAGGGTGGGGGGATGGTGGTACTCACGCCTGAGGAGATGAAGAGGCATGAGGCGATGATGAGAATGAAACTGGAAGCAGCTGAGACTGAGATGAAGAGTAAGGCGATTGGTGGAATACCCTTCTATGAGAAGGAAAAGGGCAAAAACCCTATAGGAAAACGGTTAAAGTAACGGCACTAAAGGGAGGATACAATGGGAGATTATGCTGCAACAATAAGCACCCCGCTTAAAAAGGCGGAGAGAATAACCAGGAGTTTAGGTATTTACTCGGGTAAATATAACCTCACTAACTACAACACAACCCTTATCAAACAAACATCGATTACCAAGTATTTTGCAACTGGAGGAGTTGCAGGGTTCACCCAGGGGATAATTGCGGTTGTGGTTGATGGTATAAGTGACAATGGTCATAACCTTCAATGGGATTACACCACTGGAGCATTTAAGGCGTATAAACCAACACAGATTACATTATCAGGTAGTGCGACTGGGGGTAATGTAACTGTACTATTAACTGAGGGGCAGTTTGCTGCAGCTAGTACTGCTGGCACAATGGTTGCTGCAGGGATAGAGGCAGCAACTGATGTTGATTGTGGTGAGGTTTCGTTCGTTGCGATAGGGTTTATGAGAGGATAAGGAGATAGGGGAGGGCTATTAATGGCCTTCCCTTTTTCCCTAATAGTAAGCGACATCGGAGGAAGTAGTGGACCCAAAAATTCTGGCTCAGGTAGAAGATAGAATGCTACAGGGTGGAGTTGCACCCAATATTGTTAAAGCGCGGATGTCATTTTTGGCTGTATTTGATAACCCTACGCATTACTCAAGATACACTGCATTACGAGATAAACATACTAGGTTTACCAACACATTAAATGTTAAAGAGCAAGAGGAGAGTTTTGAAAAACCATCATTTATGGATATGAGGATGCAAGCGGTTGGTTTGCTTAGGGGGAAAAAGATTGGTAAGGAAGAAACATCGGCGGCAGAAAGTGCTGTTGGAATTCCTAAGAAATTTGAGAGGGGCAAAAATCCATACTCAAATATTCTAAGTTATCCTGGGGGTGAGAAGTAATGGCACTAACAAGGGATCAGTTTGTAACAGAAATATGCAATACGGTTGGGAAGTCGGAAACGGGAACTGCAGTATCTGGTGCAACCTGGCAATCAAGAGTGAGGACCTTTCTAAATTGGGCACAGAAGCGATTGGCTAGGGCTCATAATTTCCATGAATTGAACACCTATACAGAGGGTGCTGCAACAGTCGCAAGCACTAAGAGATACCCAATGGCGACTGGGTCAAACAATTTGGGACTTGTGAGGCCAAAAGACATCTTATCTATTAGATTGGTTGACTCGGCAAATAGTAGGAAGTTGGATAGGTGGGCTTATAGGAAATTTGACTGGAAATTCCCTAGGCCAGAGAACTACAGTGAGGCAAGGCCAAGTGTATATGTGCGGCATGGGAATGACATAGAATTGTTTAGGATTCCAAATGCAGTATACACCTTGCATATAAGATATGCCCAGTGGCCAATAGACTTCAGCACTGGTGCGCAAACGTCTGATTTTACAGATAAAGATGAGCTCTTGTTGAACACTGCTGTGATGGAAACTTATCTTGCGCTGGAAGAGTATCAAGATGTCGCCATATGGGCGGCGAGGGTTACGGGCCTCCTGCGGGATGCAATAATGGTGGAGGGTGATGTGGATTGGGAACCTCAAGCCGAGCCTCATAGTGGAAGGGGCGAAATTGGTAGTGGTCAACCGTGGTTGGACCCATGGGGAGTTGTGGAAGATCCATTATATGGTTATCTATAATATGGGAGGAATGTATGGGTAAGATAAATGCATGTTTATCAAGTGATGTAAAGACTGCGTCGGATGCAGCGATAGTGATTGCAACCACAGCGGGCAAATTGTGTGGAGCTCAGTTGATTGTTAAATCGACAGCTGATCCAACCCTCATTATATACGATAACGCTTCTGCCCGAAGTGGAACGGTGTTGTATAAGAGGAAAGTGGATAGTTCTGTTGAAGGGTTGGGGAAAACTGACGCATTTATCCCAGTCATATTCAAGAGTGGATGCACAATCAGTTATACTGGAACCGATGGCGCAGATGAGGCCATTGTCTTCTACGTGACGGAGGGATTATAATGGCTCTTGTTGTTCACTATAAAATGGACGATAATGCAGGTAGTGCAACTGTCATAGATACCGTTGGAACACAAGATGGGACCTATAAAGATGGTGGGGGCAACTTAGACACGGACACTGGTAGTGTTGTTGGAAGGGTTGGGGGTGCGTTGGACTTCGATGGAACAGATGAACGGGTGGAAATAACCAATGTATCTGCAGTTGACATATCCAGCAGTACACTTAGAAAGGTCTATCCAGTCTCAAATAGCCGCAATGATTATGAAGCTTGGCCTGGAATAGCGGTGGATTCTTCTGGGAATATCTATTGCGTATATAGAACGGCAGCAGGGAGTACTCATGGCTTTGATATTGATGGCAAGTTAGGAATAAAGCGTTCAACTGATGGTGGTGAGACGTGGAGTGCTGCAACTACGCCAGCAGATCAATTTAATCTTGATGATAGAAATGCAAATATTCTAATTTTTGATGATGATGGAACTGAGACCATACTTGTTGTCTATAATACTTGGGATAATAGTGATGCTAGGGCTTATGTAACAAAATCACCTGTATCTGATTGGACGGCCTTTGGTTCAGATATAGCTATTAAGGCTGGAGCACAACGAGCAAGCATGGGTAAACCAATCGTAATAAATAGACCAGGAGAATCTAATGATGGAGATATAATCATTCCCCTCTATGATGCTTGGACTAATGATAACACCTATGTTGTTACTTCAAGTGATGGAGGAGATACTTGGTCAGATTTAGCTACAGTATCTACAGCTGACGGCGAGGAGATGTCTATTCTCCAATTAAAGTCGGGTGGTGTTTATACCAATGATTTACTTGGTATTATGAGAGATAATGCAGGTAAGTTTTGGAAATTAACTTCTACTGATGGTGGGGCTACATGGGCTGCGAGAACAGAGGAAACTCAATTACCCGTTGGTGGCGGCACTCCTTGTGATTTAGTAAGATTGTCAGACGATACCCTTTTAGCAACTTTTGCCCATAATGACGCTGATGGTTATGAAACCCATATCTATTCGTCTACTGATGAGGGAACTACATGGACTAAAGAAATTGAAATCTTACATGGAGCAAGTGATTCTTCTTATATAAAAATAGCCGAGGTGGATTCTAGTAATCTCATAGCTGCATGGTGCACCAATGGAGGGGCAACTTCCAGCTCAGATGTTTATGTTAAGAAGATAGCCTATCCCTTGGTTGAGCTTCCTGAAACAGGTGTAATGAGTGTTTTTGCATGGATTAGAAGGGATGATGCAGGAAATTTTGATGCTATTGTTACTAAAGATGAAGTTGTAAATTGTCAATCATTTATGTTTAGAGTTAAGAGTGACGGCAATTTAATGGTTTCAGCAGGTGGTGACCTGCATACTACTGAAACGAGTACGTCGGTGAATGACCTTTTGTGGCACCATGTAGGTTTCGTAAAAACCACAAGGACTACAACTCTATATGTGGATGGTAAGTCTGTATTCTCCCATGGTGCGGGAATTATACTTGACAACTCCCTTGCTATTCAAATAGGGAGGAGATTCAACAATGCTGATACCCCCACATATACTGACTATTTTGATGGTAGGATTAATGATGTAAGAATATACAACCACGCTCTAACGCAAGGTGAAATTACAGCCCTGTATGAAGATGAAAGGGTAAAGGCAGGATATCTACACTCGGTGCAGTTGGTTGCAGCTGCAGCTGATGTAAGTGCAACTATATATGATAATGCATCTGCTGCAAGTGGCACCATTGTATATAAGAACACGTTGGATATCAGTGTAGAGGGGTTGAAAAGGCATGACGCATTTAAGGTTCCCGTGAGGTGTGCGAATGGAATACACATTGTAAGAACTGGGGCAGGCGGGGATGTGATTGTAGACTATAGGAACCAGAAACCGTAAGTTTAATAATTAAACATATGGGGAGGATTTAGGCGATGGCAATTGCGAAGAGGGTGAAACAGGGTGGGATTATATACCAGGGTAAGAAGATAACAGTTGATAGTGCATCTGGTGATTACCCAGTGGCAATAGTTCCATCAACAAGGGCCTGTGCAGTTAATGGTGTTAGCGTAACACCCGATTCTGCAGGACTAGATGATTATATAGATATAGCCCACGTAACCACAACGGCAACAACGGGGGGTGTTGTGGTGAAACAGATAGCAACGGGCATCTTCAATATAGGAGGTGGCGTAACCATTTCATTAGATTTTGGGGCTATGCAGATGTTAGACGCAGGTCATTCAATAAGGGTAACATATGTAAACACAGCAAGTGTTGCAATGCCAGTATATATAACGGTGGAATCTATAGCATAGGAGGAAAAATAAATGCCACACCAGATAAGTGGGAGTGCGAAGGCTCAAGTCCCCACATATAAGATTAAGGGCGAGAAACTGACAAAGGCACTCGTTGTGGAGGAGATTAAAATAATAGAAGTTCCAAAGACCTATATAGTTCCAGTTATTAAGACGAAAGTTGAGGAGCAGGTAAAGTATAAAACAAAGGTTGAGGAACAGGTTAAATATAAAACGGTTGAAAAGCCCACAGTTAAGTATGGTGTGGTGGAGGAACAGACAACAAAGTTTAAGGTTACAGAGAAAGAGACCATCAAATTTGTTGTAAAAGAGGTTTCTGTGGAACGACCGATTCCTGTTGATAAACCATATGAGAGGCCTAGGATTGTAGAGAAGGAATATGTAATTGCGTCAATAAAGGATATGGAGAATGTAAGATCGTTAATGGACCTTGTGCCGAAGCTCGTTGTTGAATTGGGGGAGTTAAGGAAGAAGATGAATGAGTTGAGGGATGTTAAATTGGTGGAGAAGGTAATAGAGGTGCCTCGGTTGCAATGGATAACGACACCTGTGGAGAGGATTGTTTGGAAGGATGTAGAAAGGAACAGACCAAGTGCCGATACTCATTGATAATATAAGAACTCTGGGCTATTTAGACGCAAACTATCTAAAAATAGATGGGTCTAATGCCAATGTTACTATAAATATAGGGTCTCAGAATCTCACTACTACGGGCACAGGAACATTCGGTACAGTTGTTATTGATGGAACAACAACTATTAACAATCAATCACTTGGAGACAGTAGTAATACCTTTTCTTTTACTCCAAATGTGAGTTTTGGACAGGATATATTTATAGATTCTGATAGCAATGTTATAGGTTTCGGACTTAATTCTCCTACTCCCGATTATACAATAGGTTGGGATGGCAATGACGCAGTGCATACGGTTACAGCAGGACAATTTCAATTTAAGGGTGGTTATGTTCATATTGGTGATGCAGGAACAGTAAGTTTTGCTGATGGAGACGGAGATTTATTTATAGAAGGTGAACTAGAAGTTAGTAGAGAAGCCTATTTTGACAGAAATATTACATTTGATGTTAATGGTTCTGGATTTACCTATGTTTTTAGAGATAATGCAAATGTAAACTTTGGAACTAGTAATGATGTTCGTTTCATTTGGAAAGCTGTTGGAGCCAATGCTGAAAACTTCCTCATAATAACTAAGTTAAATCAACCTGGTTCAGAGGGTAACATAGTAATTATGGTAGACGGAGGACAAAATACAGAGATAAATTTAGTTGATGTTGTTGACCCACATTTTCGTATTCAATCGTCAGATACTGCTGCTTCAACTGACTTTATCCAATTTTGGCACGACCAAACAGACGGAAATATAGAAGTGGGGGCAGGAGACCTTAATTTAAAATCTGCTGTTGGTTTTGAATTTCAAACCGCTGCTGATACAGATTTGGTTACAACTTATGTAGGTACAACAAACTCAGGCGTTCTTACTTGGATGGAAGATGAGAATCATTTTCAGTTTGCGGATGAGGTGATATTTGATGTCAATGTTGGAATAGGAACAGCGAGTCCTCAAGAATTGTTGCATGTGGGAGCAGGAACAGATGCATCTGATATAACGGCAACTGATTTATTAGTAACAAGAGCTGGTCCAAGTAATTTATCAGTTAGAGATAGCACAAATGG